ATATTTAAATCAGGAGGCGGGAATAAAGGAAAAAAGAGTGGCTCTACTAAAAATTCTAAACCTGCAAATAAGAATAATAAAAAAAGTGGGGTAAGCTCTAAAATAGTTAAAAAGAATAAGGCAGGCGCTTCAAAGGCATAAGATAAATGTTAGTAAGAATAACAGATATTAGACCATCGCCTTATAATCCGAAGCAGGCTTTTACAAAATCGCAGTATAACGCTTTCAAAAGAGCAGTCAATACTTACGGTTTTGTAAGAGACTTGCTTATTTGTAATGATTACGAAAGCATTAATAAATATATTTGTTTAGACGGACATTCAGCTATTGAAGTTTTAAAAGAGTTAAACATTGAAGAAATAAATTGTAAGATTGTCGAAAAAGTAAAAGATTACGACAGCCTTGTTAGATTTATCACTACCTACTCTATCGCTAAAAAACCGCTCGTCTCTCAAATGTATGGTATATTAGGAGACGAATTACAGGAATTAATCGGAAAGTCGACTAAAAACCTCATAGTGAAAAATATAAAACAGAGTATTAAAGAACAGCAACAACGAAACGAACAGATGATAGCGCAGACTTCTTATTTTCTTTCGCTTAATCCCGACACGGTTAAAAAATTAAAATCTTTCGTCAAAACGAAAGCGTATAAAATAAACCCAGAACATGCGATTATCGATAAAATAAACGACATAGACGATACTGAATTTTTAGAAAATTTATTTGAAATTATTTTGAATAATAACGGCGAGGAGGAATAATGGCGCATCCCATAACAGATAAATATAAAAATATGAATAAAGTTATTAAAAAATTCGAGGACGCTTTAAAAGAAGCTATCGAAAATAAAAAATACATTATCATTAAAGAAATATGCTTAACGAACAACTACTCTTACGATTACATTATGGAATTAAAACGAGAAATGCCTAAATCGGAAGACCCAGAACGAAAAGAACAAGGCGAACGGTTAGCACAAACTATAAAAAATATTATCGATTGGCAAGAGGTTTTATTGGAACAAATGCTTATAACGGGCAACGGCTCGCCAGCGGGCATCATATTCAAATTGAAGCAACCTCAACACGGCTGGACGGACAGGCAACAAATAGAGCATTCGGCAACGGACGAAGTTATCAAAATGATTGAAGCCAAAAATAAAATGATTAAAGAAGCTATCGACAATAGCGATTTATGATATATACGGAAAAACAAAAATTAGACATTAAATACGGCAATCACAGGTGGAACATAAAAAGCGGAGCTACCCGAAGCGGTAAGACTTACCTTGACATTGATTTTAAGATAGTCGATAGAATAATTGAACGAAGAGGCAAGAGCGGTATTGCTATCATTTGCGGAAAGAATTATGGAACTATCGAAAGAAATGTTATTATTCCATTACGGGAAGTTTACGGTAATTTAATCGGAAGTATTACCAACACCTCAAAAAACAAATCTACTCACATTATGATAGCAGACGAACCTGTTTATTTATTCGGAGCTGGCGATATATCACGCATAGATACTTTGCGAGGCTCGAGCGTAAAATATGCTTATTGCGATGAGGTTGTTTCCTACAATCCGTTATTTTTTGAAATGTTAAAGTCGAGGTTAGATAAGGAATATTCAATATGCGACTTGACATGCAACCCCGACAATCCTAATCATTGGTTTAAAGAGTTTATGGACAGCGATGTCGACAAGTGGATATTACATTTTACTATTGACGACAACCCATTTTTACCGCCTGTTTTTGTCGAGCAGTTAAAAAAAGAATACGAGGGAACTGTTTATTACGATAGGTATATATTAGGGTTATGGGTAAATGCGGAAGGCTTGATATTCCTACAATTTGCAAATAACAAATCAAAATACACTATCGATAAAGCCGAGAACATAATTAAAATTGACATTGGCGTAGATTTCGGCGGGAATAAGTCTAAAACAATGTTTATTGCTTCTGGCATAATAAGAACTTTAGAAAATGTAAACGGAACATTAAAAGAAGTTTATAAATTAGTAGTCCTTGAAGAGCATCATGTTAAAGAGAAAATACAAGGAGCGGGAATAGACGCCGAGCAAGTGGCAAGGGAACATTACGAGTTTTACAAAAAGATAGCCGAAAAATATAATATTATTCCGCAGGTTTCATGGTGCGACCATTTCGACTTGGCAATTATTCAAATAAGAAATTATCATAAATTAAAAGGCAGTAATCATAAAATCGACAAAGTAGATAAATCAAGTATTACCTTACCAGACTACATACTTACGATTAACTCTCTCCTCAATATAGAAAAATTACTGATATTAAACAATAATATAAGAGTAATAGAGAGCCTGTCGACTTTACTATATGACGAGAAGAGCAATAAAGACGCGGTATTGGATGACGGCACATGCGATGTAGATACTTACGATGCCTTCCGCTATTCTATCTCCCGCTTTTTATTACAAAATAATTTATATCATTGGACTTATAAATAATGAGCGAAAATGCTAATAAAAACAACGCAGTCAATATAGCTATTCAATATTTGGAGAGAGCATACAATATACAAAAGAATAGTATCTATACCGAGCATATTCCGTATATGATTAATAATAAGTTATATTTATATTCTAAAGATAAAAATAGCACAACGACTAAAGAATACGAATACGATAACAAACCAGAAGAGAACGGGCAATATTCATTAAGTAAAAGTATAGTCGACAGATATAAAAGACAACTCCGTCCGCATTTGCAAGTTTGCCGTGAGTTTTCTTCCTACTTTTTTAACGAAAAAATTGATTTCAAATTGGCGGATGCCGAAAACGATAAAGAAAAAGCGATACTTGAAACAGAATACTTGAAAAAACATTATAACGATAAAGATTTATGGAAACGACTTGAAAATGAAATGGTGGATGTATTCGGAGTGGGAGCGGTTGGAATAGTTAGCTCTTACGACGAGGTTTGGGGAATACAGAATAGTTTTTATGACGCTTATTGTATTTTACCGCTCACTATAATTGACAATCAAATTAAAGAAGTGGCTTTTATCGGAACTGATGTTATCGACAATCAAAAGACGAGAATATCTTTACATCGTATTAATTGGACTACAGATACATTTTTGACTGACGAGCCTATACCTCAAGTATTGACAACGAAAAAAGAAAATGGATATATAATCGACACTATTACATTAGACCAGAGCGGAAATATGATTGAAGCCGAAAGTTTATTAAATCGAATTAGTCCTGTCCGTTTATTTGTAATATTCAAGCCTTTTAATCGCAAATCTTATGAATATGCAAATTGTTTTGGAGTGCCGATTTATGAAGACAGTAAAGATATTTGTCAAGGCATAGACAACATATATGACGCAATGGCAAAAGATTTAGCTATTTCACAAAATATGCTTTTAGTTAGTAAAAACTTATTTACAGACCCTATTAATAATAAACTTGAAATACCAGAACGATTTGCAAACGGAAATACAATTTTATTGGGCGAGGAAAATGCAAACTCTACAGACAATAAAGCTATGGTATCGCTTGAAAATTTACAGACTAAAATAAATGAATATTCGCAAAATCTAACCGAAGCGTATAAAATGTTATCATTATCGGTAGGGCTTGGAGCGGAAACATTATCATTAAATAAAGTATCTACTCCAACCGCCACGCAAGTAATTAGCGATAACGGGCAAAAGTTTAATACATTAAAAAAGCACTTCGGACAGATACGGGATGAAATATGCAGGTTAAACTCCGCAATTTTATTTTTAGCTTATGAAAATACGAATAATAAACAGTTAGATTACAATGTTAGAATTACATTTAATACGAGCGATAATATTTTAGTCGATGACGAAACCTTAAAAGAACAGGCTTTAAGTCAATTTCAAGCGGGCTTAATGTCGGCTTATAGATTTTTGAAGGAATATGAGAACTTGACAGGACAGGACTTAATAGACGAATTGGAAAGATTAGGTTATGACGAGAACGGCAAGAAGACGAGCAATAACGACTTTAATAACCTATTCGGAAATATGAATAATGATAATGATAACAATAAAGATGACAACGATAATGACGATTTGTCTACAAATGATAACAAAAGCAATAAAAAGAATACAAATGATAATAACAAAGATAACGACTTGAATAAAGATAATAATAAAGACGGAAAGGTAAACAATGAATGATTTTTTAATCGAGGAAAGAATATCTACGCTATTATCTTTAATAGATAGTTTACAACTTGACATATTGAAACTTGAAGCCAGCACAGTATCGAAAGTTATTGAAAAAAGAATAAAACAAAAAGATAAAATTATACGGGAATATTATAAAGAACTTAATACTTTAATCAATTCAAAACTCTATGACATAGATAAAGATTTGATAAAAGTGATAACCGATAACGCCGAATTATACTTAAAAACAGATTTAGAAACATATAAAAAAGCATTCAAAAAAGGGCTTATTAAATCGCAACCTGTTATAACGAAAGCAAATAAATTGATTTTGGCAAAGAGCATAAAAGCTGGAAAGTCTATTATTGACAATACGATTAAAGAATTAAAAATAAATAGCAATAATCAAATATCGAATATCATAAAAAAAGCTATATATAATACCAATAAAGGAATACCGAGAGAAAAAAATATAATTCAATCGGCAAATGAAATATTTAATAAGAGTATCAATATAAAAGATAATGCAGGCAGAGAATGGAAAGATATAACGGCTTATGTTCGTATGAATGTAAAGAGTATCGGCAATAAAACTTATATATCGCAACAAGAACAACTCGCAGAAGATATAGGAATACCGAAAAAAGACAGAAAAATCGAGGTTTCAAGCCATCACGGAAGCCGTCCCGAGCATGCGGTTTGGCAAGGACGGGTTTATTCTTATAAAGATTTTGTAAAAATATGTAAACCGAACACGGCAACGGGAATATGCGGAATAAACTGCAGGCATAGGTATTATGAGTTTATAGACGGCATAAGTAAACCTGTCTTTGCTCATTATAACGAAGAAGAGGACAAAAAAAGATACGAAATACAACAAAAGCAAAGATATATTGAAGCGAACATAAGAAAATATAAACAACAGTTAGTAATTGCGGAGAATATGGGACTTGACACAACAAAAGCGAAAAATAAAGTTTCGGAATGGCAAGAGCGGGCAAGACAACATACAAAAGAATATAACACTATACGAAGATACTATAGAGAAAAAATAAATTAATTTTTAAGGAGTATATATGTTTAATATCATAGTCGAAAGAAAAAAAGAGTATGCGGGAATACAAAAGCCAAAACGGGCGAGAATTGAAGGCACGACAATCGGGGAATTGAATATTTACGAAACGGAAGGCAATACATATCCGAGCGGTGATGAAAAAAGTCTATTTCATTGTTTTACTTTAGAAAATGCGGGCGCTTCTACAGACACGCCACAACAAGATAAGCGAATAATAGCAAGAGAATATAATATTGAATGGTCGACAACATCCGTCACGCTACCTAAAAAATATGAAGGGCAAGGTTTATTGCTTTCATGCGATAGTATCATGCCATCCTTCCGCAGACGCAGAATATTAATACATATAGGTAATTATCCGCAAGATACGGAAGGATGCATTTTGTTAGGCGAGGTTGACAATAACAACGGAACGATTGGAAAGTCGACAAATGCGGTGTTATCGTTTTATGATTTTATTAAAGATAAAGGCGTAGAAAACTGCAGGTTGATAGTTAAGGAAATAAAGCAATCATGAGGTTAGTTTCATTATTTTTTTCTTCTGTTAATTTGAATGAGCCAGCCCGTTTTTTAGTTTATATTTTTTTCGGGCTGGTTAATTCAAAAAATTATGTAAAGTTTGGA